AACCCATTTCATTGTCATGGTTGGTGCTAACAAGATGAGTTGTAAGAAGTGTAGTATTGTTCCTCTAGAAGTTATTTGTAGGAACCGTGCTGCTGGATCTATTGTTCGTGAGACAACTTTAATAGAAGGCACTCCACTACCGCAACCGATTGTAGAGTTCTTTTTGAAAGACGATAATAAGCATGACCCTTTACTCACACCAGACCGTGTGCGTCTGATGGGGTATGATCCTCAACCCTTTATTGATATGACTTTACGTATCAATAATTATCTCCGGCAGATGTTCTACATTTTGGGTATTGATCTGGTTGACTTCAAGATTGAGTATGGTTATGATGCTCATGGTGATTTGTATCTTGCTGATGAGATTAGTCCTGATAGTATGAGGCTCTGGAAGATTGGTAGTGATGAAAGATTTGATAAGGATCTATTCAGGAATGATGAAGGGGATATTGTCCCTGCCTATCGTGAGATTCTTGACCGACTACAACCACTGGCAATTCAATGAGTTATTATGTCGCACTAAGTGAACAAATTACGAAAGGAGAAATTCACTAATGGACTACAAAACTGCAGGAGTTGATATTGAAAAGGGTAGAGCATTTGTAGAGCATCTGAAAATTATGGTCCCTAACATTGGTGGGTTTAATGGAATGATGGAAATTCCATCAGGATATGAGAAACCTGTATTAGTATCTGGTGCTGATGGTGTGGGAACTAAAATTAATATTTGTAGAATTGCCTTTGATTACTCCACTATTGGCCAAGATTTAGTTGCAATGTGTGTTAATGATGTAATCTGTAGTGGAGCAAAACCACTATATTTTCTTGATTATATTTCTACTAAAAGACTTGATAGTAATGTCACACAGATTGTAGATGGTATTATCAAAGGTTGTAATATTTCTCAAATGCAACTTCTAGGTGGTGAAACTGCAGAGCACTTCAGAGCAACTGATTATGATCTAGCAGGATTTTGTACGGGTATTGTCGAGAAAAATGATATTGTTGACGGAAGCAATATCAGACCTGGTGATTATGTGGTTGGTATTGAGAGTAATGGTCTTCATAGTAACGGATATACTCTCATCAATGATATGTTATCAAGAAATAAAATTTTCTATAAAGAGATGCCTGAATTATTGAAACCAACTACAATTTATTCACCTTTAGTTCAATCTCTCTTGGATGAATTTCCTATCCTTGGTATGGCACATATTACTGGTGGTGGTATACCTGAGAATCTTCCACGATGTCTTCCAGAGGGATTAACTATTGATGTTAATTATGATGCCTGGGAAAGACCAGAACTCTTCAATAAGATTCAGGTGGCAGGTGATATTACTGAAGAGGAGATGAGAAATGTTTTCAATCTTGGTATTGGTTTTTGTTTGGTTGTTCCTCTAGAAGTGGTACACTATGTACAGGAGTATATTTTAGGATTTGGTATGAATTCTTGGATTATCGGAGAAGTTAAATGAAGATGTGGGAGACTAAATGTAGTATTTGTGATAAAATGATACCGGCAAATAAATGTCCACAAATAGGATATTTTGAACCTGGTAAAGGATGGAAAAATTCTTTTTGTAAACCATGTTGGATTTCAAAAAATGCAAAAGTATAAGGCAAAAGTTTATATTAGATTGAGAGCAGCAGTTGATGACTCTGCTGGAAATGCTGTTAGAGCAGCGTGTGGTAGATTATCTGATCTCAAGATGTCAAAATTGAGATTGGGTAAATTAATTGAAATGGATTTTGAAACAGAAAATGATGATTATGCTAATAAAGAAGTAGAAAAATTGTGTAATAAGTTTCTTGCGAATGGAGTCATTGAAGATTATGAATTTAAGGTTTGGAGTCTAGATGAGGTATAAATGAACCAAGACCTTTACAACGAATAGAAAACTTGGTATGATATAGGGGTTAACATCCTCTTTTTTATTATCAATAATAAAAGAATATGAAAATTTTTCTAGATACAGCAGAGACCGATGTCATTTCCAAATATTTTTCAACTGGATTAGTCGATGGTGTGACAACTAACCCTACTCTGATTAGAAAGAGTGGTCGTAATCCTGAAGATGTCTACCAAGAGATCAAAGATATGGGTGTCCGAGACATCAGTATGGAGGTTGTCGGATCTGACTTTGAGATGTATGATGAGGGCAAACGTCTTTACGAAAAGTTTGGTGATGTATGCACTGTGAAGGTTCCTTGCACACGCGAGGGGCTGATCGTCTGTAAATCTCTCTCTGATCAAGGCATTAAGGTCAACGTCACACTTATCTTCTGCGCCGCTCAGGCAGTCCTTTCCGCTAAGGCAGGGGCAACTTATGTTTCTCCTTTTGTAGGACGTTTAGATGACCAGTCAGTGGCAGGTCTGGAGGTTGTGAGGTCTATCTCAGAACTCTATCGTATTCATGGTATGAGAACTCAGGTTCTTTCTGCATCAATCCGTAGTGTTCAACGTGCTATCCGTTCCTGGTATAATGGAGCTGAGATCTGCACGATGCCACCAAAAGTGTTTGATCAGATGTATGATCACATTCTCACAGACAAAGGTTTAGAAATTTTTGACAACGATTGGAAGCAGGTACAACAATGACATTCACAGTTTTTTCGAGAGATGGTTGCCCGTATTGCGATAAAGTGCAGCAAGTGTTACAACTTGCTGAAATAAAGCATGTGATATATAAACTTAACAGGGATTTCACTCGTGAAGAGTTCTATGCTAAGTTTGGAGAAGGTACAACCTTCCCAAGAGTAGTCAAAGATGATACTCTAATCGGCGGGTGTATGGAAACTGTAAAGTATCTACGGGAACAAAAGTTAGTCTAATGGAACAAAACCTCATTGACATTTATGATCTCATTGAACATGCTATCGATAATGCCTTTGAGGGTAATATGAATTTAAAATTCTACGAATACCTGAAATCTAATAAAATTAAAAGGCATGAAGTAGAAATCTTTATTAAAAGCACTACCACATTAGAAATCAGTAACTTAGTTGATGATTTGAATGAATATATTGAGGGTGGTAATGATAACATGCATAAACAACTTAGAGAGGGATACGGATATATTCCTAAACCTCAAGCAAGAAAGATAAAGAATTATCTTCAGAATATTTTAGATGATGCAATGAGGTATAGTAATGACCGAAGACCAGGAAGAAGAAAAAAAGAATCTAAATAATTCTGAAACCCACATAAATCGTGGAGTTGAGTTGCTACTACGCAACAGGAGGAAGAAACCAGAACCACCCAAAACTTTTCAGATTAAGTTTGGTAAGATGGTGTCTCTCTTCCGAAGAGAGATTGTATTTCATCTAAACTTCTATCTGGACATCAGGAAGAAATAATCTCTGGAGGACAAGAGGATGTTAGCAGTAACACTCACTATTGGAACATTAGTATCGATCATGTTCTTTTTTGTTGGAGGTATGGTAGGATGGTTAGCAAAGGAGCATGTCTATCAGACTCAACCCGTTTATACACATCCAGAAATGTTTGATGAAAATGGAAATGTATTACCAGACGAAATTTTAGCAGTACGATTTGAAAATAGCTATGACGAATTCGACGAAGAAGACAACAACTAAGAAACCAAGAACAGTTAAGGCACCGGTCAAGATTACTCTTCCAAACAATCCGTTTGTGTTTGAGATTCTTGAAGCGGTGTCTGCTCAAAGAACTGCTGCTAAGAAAGTAGAAACTTTGAAGCAGTATGAAGACAATTCTGTTAAGGCAGTTTTGATTTGGAACTTTGATGAGAGTGTTATCTCTATGATTCCTGAGGGTGAAGTTCCTTACGGTGATCCTCAGGAGCAAACGGTGTATCAAGGATCTCTTTCTGATAATATTTCTAGAGAGATGTCTGGTGGAGAGTCTGCAACAGGTCAAGACCTTGATGGGCGTAATAAAACATCACTTCGTAAGGAGTGGCAGAATCTCTATCACTATGTGAGGGGTGGTAATGATACTCTCACAAAGACCCGTAGAGAGATGATGTTCATCAATCTGTTACGAGGACTACATCCTAAGGAAGCAGAGTTATTAGTATTGGTCAAGGATAAACTTCTTACAACTAAATATAAATTAACAAAGGCTAATGTCGAACAGGCATATCCTGATATTACATGGGGAGGTCGTTCTTAATGGCAAATCAATTGGAAGATGCCCCAACAAAAACAGAACAGGAGGAGGCACCTAATCTAGATATGAATTTAAACAATCCATCAGATTATGGTTGTCAAATTTTACTTGAAAAAACTACTCTTGACGTTGCGAACGATAAGACATTTCCAAATGATGCCAGACTTGTTTGGTACGTTGTAGATGGAACTGAATATATTGATCTAACTCGATGCGGTAAGGTATCGAAGATGTTTGATATGTACTATGATCGTTATGGTCCTGGGTCTGTTCAGAAGATTGACTTTGGTTATGGCACAGTCAGTCCTAGACTTTGGGGAGTGAAGAAAAAGGAATCAAAGAAAAAATGAGTGATGGATTTGATGTGCAAGTCGAGATGCCTGAAGAGGATATTAATCGACTTCTCAAACAATATAAAAAACTGAAGAAATATCAGAAGTCTTCTCTTCATGAAATTGAAAAACTCTCTGGTAAGAAAACCAAGGTCGATGAATTGATCGACGAATACGGAGTTGACTAAATCGGTATGCCGTGTTATAGTCGATACTATGAACCATTTTCACCATGTCTTATAAACCCTATAGTGCCGAGTGGCACAGGCATCGCTATCTGAAAGAAGCCCTTGATAAGTATCTTGATGATGGTGCAGAAACTCAGACAATCATTGATGATATCATAAATATTGTTTGTGATCGTCAGTTAAAAGCACATGAAGAGTTCACTAAACTTTCGGACTTAGAAGCAAAACTGCGAGAGTAAAATGCTATCAACTCAATACAGACTAAGATTAGAGTCCATCTGTGCCTGCATTGCGAACAAAGAGAATGTTCCTTTAGAGGATATGATTTGGGTAGAGAAACTTGCTAAAGCACATACGACTGCGCGAGATTGGTTAAATAAAGCACGTCGTCAAGCTGCTAGTGATATTGAAGAGGGTAGCACTGACGATTTTTTAAATAAGATGGGTCTTGGGGACCCCGATCCATCTAATCATAGAAAGGGGTTCTCTGGAGCGGATGAAATTGTAGATTGGTTCAAACAAGATAAACCAGACGATTGGAGGCAAAGAGACTGATGAGAGCAATTTTGTATTCCAATAAGAATCAAGAATGCGAGAGGGCAAAGAGTCTTCTATCAAGCGTTGGTGTAGAGTTTATTGAGTATCGTCGTGATAATCACTTTACTGACAGAGGATTCAAGTCTGAGTTTGGTGAGGAGGCAGAGTATCCACAGGTTACAATTGACTATGAAGGGTTCAGATATCGTGGCGGATTGAAAGATACGCTACACTTTCTTAAACAAAAGGGACTGATCTAAATTTGTATCACGAGTTACAAAAGAACTTGACTATATAGTTTATGGAGGTTATAATAAACCTATCGTTCATCCTTATGTTAGCACTAATGCTGGCATTCACCTTTGCCTCACATAATGATGCTGATCCTTATGGTTGGCACATGGATTGTGAAAGGTTCCTATTAAGAAGAGTCGAAATCCTGATGGATGATGACTTGGATCGGAGAACTAAGTATAACCTTATTGGTTATCTTAAGTCTAAGGTAGATGGTACGTGCGGTACTCTAACATAGGACGCAAGTAAGTCGCGGAACGGATCGTTCATCCCTTTGGGACGCAAACGACTGAAGGAACGGGAAACTCGGATCACCCGAAAGGGTTAAAGGAGAAAAATCACCCAACTTCAGGAGTAAGACAATGAACACACTTCAACTCATCAAAGATCAGATCACTAAGCAGTCTGCATTGCATAACGCACAGATTACTCACACTGCATATCGTGGTGTTAAGTATTCTGTAAAGAATGTAGGACGCAAGGATCCTCAGGGAACCTTCTGCTATCGTGGTCGTACTTACACCAAATGAGGCAATCATGGAAGCACTACAAATCACGGGACTAATTACCTTGGCATGTGTTGCTGGAATGACTCTTATCTATGGTGAAATCGTACTCCTTCATAATACATGAGGAGGAAATTAAATGCTGAAGATCAAATTATATTATGATCTTCCAGAATATGATCCAGAAATTCACGATCCAGATAGGGTCTTTCGATACCTAACTTATCGTGGAGTCAACTATGCTAAATGGGTTGACCTTAAGTCACTCAGCAGATGCATACCAAGATGGACAGTAACTAAATGAGGACCTTGACGGGTCCTCTTTTTTTATCTATAATTAGTGGAAGTATAATCTTTTTATGGACAGAGAGAAACTCAAATTAATCGTGAGGAACCTTAAGTCTCTAGTAGATGTGCTAGAGTCTGAGGTATACTCGAATGTGGAGGCATACAAAGCAGAGAACTTTGATGATCCTGCAGAAAATTACATCATAGATTACGACGAGGTATTTGAAGACGACGATGACTGATATTAAACTTATTAGTGTTACTCCCGATGCAGAGAAGCACATGGCATATTGTGCTCGGGTCAGTAATCCTGCGAACCAAGAGAATGAAAAGTTCTCTGGTCTTCTGCGCTACTGTGTAAAGCACCAGCACTGGAGTATCTTTGAGCAGGCAT